GGTGGAATCATCGGCGCGGCCGTCGGCCGCCCTGGGACCGGCGCGGCCATCGGCGGCGTGCTCGGGGGGCCCATCGGCGCGGCCATCGGCGCCGTCGGCGCCACGCTGAAGAACCCGGGCCTGATGGTCCGCCGGATGGCGATGATCGAGCGGATAGCCGAGAAGGCGGGCGTCTCTATCGACGGCTCGCTCGGCAAGCTCTTCGCCGGCATCGAAGGCGCCGGGGCCAAGGTGACAGCAGTCGCTGCGGCGGCCAAGAGCGCCCCAACACCGACGGCGCTCGAGCTCTTCCAGGGCAAGCACAAGACGCCGGAGCTCGCCTACAAAGAGCGCGCGCGGGAGATACTCGCGGCCGGCGAGAACTACGGCCAGCGCATACGCGATAACGCTGGCAACGTCTTCGGCAGCTCGTTCGATGCCGACCCGCACGCCGTTGGCGCCGCGGTCGTAGCGACGACGAAGGCCGTCGAGTTCCTCACCGCGAAGATGCCGGGGGGGCTCGTCCAGCATGAGAGCTTCACGCCGATGTCGACGAAGACCTACCCGAGTCGCGCCGACATTCACCAGTTTGCGATGCTGCACACGGCGGTGACGCAGCCGCTCGCCGTCATTGCCGACATACCCAAGGGGTCGGTCACGCACGACCAGATTGCCGCCATCGCCTACGTGCATCCGGCGCTGATCCAGCACGTACGCGTGAGGACGCTCGAGAAGCTGCGCAAGCTCGATGAGCGCGGCATCGACGTCCCGATCCGGCAGCGGCTCATCCTGGATTCGCTTCTCGACTTGGACGGTGCTGGCGAGCGCACGTTCTCCACGGCGTTTGCCGTGAAGTACCAAGCGGCCATGAGCGACACCGCGGCCGTGCAGAGTCAAGGGCCGCGCCCGCCGCCGCGGGTTTCCAACGCGAGCACGCGATTGGCCACAGACACGGACGCAATGATTGGAGGAATAGAGCAATGAATTCGATAGTTGAAGAGTTGTTCGTGCCGATTGGCCCTGTCACGGGGCGGTGCTTCGCCATCCCCGTCACGTCGACCAGCGTCCACATTGACATCACGGCAGGGAACTACGCGGCGCTCGCTGCCTTCATCAACTCCGGCGCGTGCATCGTCGACCTAACCGGTGATGACGACGTCTTCTACCGCTGGTCGACGTCGAGGGGGACAGGCGGAGCGGAGCCGACAGAGACGGTCGACCAGGCCGTTACCAGCGCCAGCGGAACGCAGGCCAACATCACACCGCGCCTCTTCGCTGGCGAGCGCAAGGTCGAGCGGCCGGGGCTCATCGACGCCAACAACCTCGTGCAGGGCATCGTGGTCAAGAGCACCGTCGCCGCGACAATCCTTCGCATCACAATCTACTCGAAAAGCGCAGCGCAGCGACTGAGCCTAAACGGATGAACTTCTATCTTGGCCGGCCAAGGGGGTCGATGCGCACGTCGCGCGAGCGCGGCGATCCGCGCAAGTTCGCGTCTGGGTACGGCTTGGAATACTTTCTCGTCGGCGAAAGCGGCGTGACGTTGGTCGGCTCCGTCGTCAGCGCATGGACAGACGGGACGCGCACGGCATCGCAAGCCAATAACGACATGCGCCCTCTTTATGTCGCAAACGGCGTCAACGGCTTGCCCACACTGCGATTCGACGGGGTGGACGACTGGCTTCTGACGTTGGCGTTTACGACGGACCAGCCGAGCCGTGTATTTATGTCGATGAAGATGGTGACTCTACAGTCCGCCGCGTCGAACCATGACACGCCGTGGTCACGAGGCGTGACGCCATTTTTAATAGTCGACTCAACTCCTCGCACCATTCTAGGCGCTGGAACAAATCTCGTGCACCCCGCCGCGATAGCCAATGGTGTATGGGCCAGGGTAGAGCTCGTACTTGACGACGACAATGGCGTCATACTGGTGAACGGCGCGGCCGTTGCGTCTGGCGACGTCGGGGCCGGCTCCGGGGGCGCCCTTTCGGTTGGAACGCTCAACGGCGGCGCCGTTCACCCGGCCAATGTCGAATTCCAAGAGCTTTTCGAGATACGAGGGCGGCTCGGGTCGTCGGAGCTTTCGAGGCTCAGAAATAGGCAGCAAGCGAGGCTTGGAGTCTGATGGCCGGGATTCAACTCTATCAGCCGAACGGGGCCGGCCTGTTGAACGCCGCCGGTGATCCTCACCCGGCCCCCGTCACCATCGAGGTTGGCATTCTCTGTCAGCTTTCGCCCGCCGGGGTCGACTCCGCGACGTGGCGGTGGGTGCTATCCAAGCCTGGCACATCGGCGTCGGTGCTGTCGTCGACGACGAGCGACGGGCCGTCGTTCATGCCGGACATCGAAGATGGCTCTTACAGCATCTCGCTATTTGATATAGACGAAAACGAATACATTCTCGACATCGTCACGCCGACGACGGGAGGGGGGGGCGGAGGCGGAGGTGGCGGCGGCACCGTCTCAACCTCCGTCAATACCTATGCGGCCGTTCGCGCGGCGGGCGCGTTCGGCTCGTCGCCTCCGTCCGTTTTGCTCGTTAGGAGCAGAGAGACGGTTGACGACGGCGGCGGCGGGATGTTCGCGTACGACTCCTCGGACACGACCACTGCAGACGATGACGGGGTCGTCCTTGTTGGGGCTGGCGGGGAGAGATTCAAGCGGATCCGCGAAAACGTAATCGACCCGAGATGGTACGGCGTCAAGGCGGACAATTCGTCGAACGACGCGGCGGCGTGGGCGGCCGTATTCGCGTCTCTCGGCATCTCGACGCGCATGCGGCCTGGCTACATCCAAGCGCCGAACGAGACGAGCGTGGTCAACTCCACGATCGAGCTAACGAGGTTCAGCGGCGTATTGTCAGGTGCGGGTGCGGGAACGGCCGTCGGCGGCACGGGCGCGATCCGCTGGAACGGCACGACCTCTGATCCATTGCTCCGACTGCAAAGGTGCTGGGGCACGCACATCGAAAACCTGCGCCTGATTGGCAAGCTGGCGAATCCTCCGAGCGCGGCGATCGATATCTACACTGAGATTCCAAACAGCCCGTACAACACGAAGCTGTCTCTCGAGAACCTGTGGATTGGCGGAATCTCCGGCGAAGATACGATCATTCAGCCAGGGTTCGAGCGCGGCATCGTCTTCTCCGGCGACCCAGTCCAGAACGACCAGAGCAAGATCGATAAGTGCATGATCCAGGATGTCGAATTCGTCGGCATCGACATTCAGACCGCGCAGAGCTCGCACATCGAGATCTCCAACTGCACGATCAACAGCGTGCCTACGGGTATTCAGACCATCTCGCGAAACCTCTTAGTCCGCAATTGCTTTTTTGCGACGGTCACAGATTGCGTGCTGCTCACTGCTGACAGCGACGTTCAGATCAACAACTTTGGCGCGGAAGGGTGCGCGCGCCTGCTACGCGCCACAGGAGGCACCGGATCGGGCATCTCGATTCGAGGCGGATACTTTCAGTGCAACCCACTAACGAGCGGCGTCGCCGGCAACTTTATCGAGATCGACGGAGGTAACAGCCCCGTTTACCTCACGATCGAGGACTTCAACGTGAGCCACAACGGCTCGATGAGTCCGGGTGAAGCCAAGATCAAGATCGTCAACTGTTCTCATCTGATGTTGGTTTGCCGTAGCGTGCATTGGTACGACGATTTGCGGCTGATTGATCACCTCGACATCGAGGCAACTGGTACAGCCGGCGAGTCTAGGCTTGTGATCTGGGAGCACGAGGGAGAGCCATACGTAAACTATTGGGAGCACGGCGCGCACGCGAACGCGCAGTTGGGTGAGCGCACGGATTTGGCGAACGGCGCGACCTTGGCGCCGGACGAGTCGCTGAGCGTGATCACTCCCGCCGGTGCGACGCGAAGCCTGGCCAAGTGGAACTCTACTGGCCCGTTTGCCAACTATCTAGAGCTAGGCGATTCGGTCGCTAAAGTTGCCATCGCGAACGACCTGAGGGCGCGCAGTGCCGGGCTCGACGTTCAGGATTTTCGCAACATCACAGGCGTCCTCGGTTACCTCGAATGGGCGGCGTCTCTCGGCACCGTCAAGGTGATCCCGAACAACGGCTCGCCCGAGGCCGTCGTCACGGCCCCCCCTGGCTCGCTCTGCTTAGACTACGGAACGCCGGCCTTGTTCCAGAAGATAACTGGAACCGGTAACACAGGGTGGGCAACCGTTGTATCGCTCTCTGGCGGCAGAAAGATCGTCGAAGGAAGCGACACGCCAGAGGGCAACTTTATCGGAGAGGTTGGCGATCTGTTTTTACGCGACGACGGCGGCCAATCTACGTCCCTCTACACCAAAACGTCTGGCTCAGGAAGTTCCGGCTGGTCGAACGTGGCCACGCTTGGCAGTGGCCGAAGAATGCTCACCGGCACTTCGACACCGGAGGCAGCTGTAACTGGCATCGTCGGCGACTTCTTCGATCGCACCGACGGCGCCACGTCGCAAGTGCTTTACGCCAAGGTATCCGGCACCGGAAACACTGGCTGGGAGAATGTCTATACCGGCCTTTACGAGGCCCAGCTTACGCGCGTTTGCCGGCACCTTCCGGCGTTCATGACGCCGTCGCTGTGGTCAATCGACACGTCTGGCCGCGTCACGTGTGGCACGACGGCTGGTGACTCGGCAATCTACGACCTCGACCTGCCGGATGGCGTCACCGTCGACACCATCGAGCTCACCGTGATAGGCGGCGGTAACGTCGCCTTGCCAGGCGTGATGCCTCTATTCCGACTGCGTAGGTACGTCATCGCGTCGGACACGACCATCACGTCAAGCGATGCGGTCGACGGCTCGGCCACGGTCGGCGCGTACAACGCGATCCACACGATCACGATGTCCGGCATCGGGCTATCCGTGAGCAATTCCAGCCGATGGGTCGTCGACTTCGTTTCCGAGAGCGGGGCCAACGCGGTCGTCGGTTTCATGATTCTTGGCGTCAAAGTGACGATGACGACGCGGCTCGACCAACTCGACCGTGGTTCTGCATAAGGAGACGACGATGGCGACAGAGGGAACGATATCGCAAACGCTTTTGGTGCAGATCAAGACGGCCGACGCAGCGCAAGTGCCATCGCCCGGGGATGGCCCGATTCTGTTCGGCGACTCAGCCAACGGCGGCGCTCTCACGGTCAAGCTCACCGACGGGACCACGCACGTCGTGACCTTTCTGCCTGGCGGCGCACCGCCAACCGTCGAGGGCGCCACGGCCGGCAATGCGGCCCTGGCGAACCTTCTGACCGCGCTCGCTGGGCTCGGGCTCATCGTGGACAGTACGACGTAAAGGGAAGCATGGGCGATGTAAGCGACATAGGGGACCTGCTCGCGAAGGCGCTGCGCGAAAAGCGACTGCGCGTCGTGTGGGCGCTAGGTACTGCCGTGGCCACGGTGGTCTGCACGACGGCCACGGTCTCTTGGCAGGTACGCGGGTACGTCGCCGCGATCGAGCACAAGGCGGACGAGCTGCGCTCGGATCTGCGCGTGTACGCAAAGGACATTGAGCAACTTCAGGAGCAGCAGAGAGAGGACAAGAAAGAACTCGCACACATCAGGGAGCGGGCCGACAGCGCCTTGCTCATTGCGCAACTTGCAAAGAGCGGGGTTGTAAAGCCATGAATTCCGAATTCGAAAGACGACTGAGTGTGATCGAGACGCAGCAGGTGATGATTATCGACTTGCTGAAAGACATCTGCGCAATCCTTGGCATCAGAGAGAAGGCCATCGAGAAGGCGAAGCGTCTCGAGGTAATGAACGGCGAGACGTTCGAGCAGAAAGAGGTTACCCGTGACGAGTGAGCAAGTCGTTGAGTTGCTGGCGGCCATTACGGCGCTGACCGTTGCTCTGCATGCGCTCGGCGCCGCTGCCAATCCGTGGGTGAGGGCGCTCCTCTCCATTCTCCCGCTCGACGTCATCGGCGCGATTCGGCGAGCGAAGGGGAAGGCTGGTGCGGCCACTGCCCCGAACATCTGGGGTGATCGGGGGCCTGAGTGAAGCGCCTCAAGCTGGCCATCGCCGTGGCGCTCTGGATCGCCTTCGGCATCTCGTGCGGCGGCGGCAGGCCATCGCCTGATACGGCCATTCGAGCGGCACTCGACGTCATCGAGATTCTATGCCCGCCCGAGACCACGATGGGCGATTGCACCAACCGGATACGGGCGTGGCTACCGTCAAAGCGCATCGCCGACGCGGGGGCTGATTGATGCGATCCATTCTCAAGGTGCGCGGCATCTCGAGGCTCACGTCCGAAGAGCTTCACTCGTTCTTCGCGTGCGCTGACGCTATCGGTATCGATCCTGACTGGCTCGCGTGCGTCGTCTCGTTCGAAACGGGGGGCTCGTTCTCCCCGTCTCAGCGTAACCACTGGGCAGAGGCAGACGCCAAGCGCCGCGGCGCGCCGTACAGCGGGGCGATGGGATTGATCCAGTTCATGCCGCAGACGGCGCGGGCTCTCGGGACATCGACAGAGGGCCTCGAGGCGATGTCGTTCGTGATGCAGCTCGGGTACGTGCGGCGCTACTTCTCCACGTACGCCGACCGAATCGACAACCTCGAGGATTGCTACCTTGCCGTCTTCTTCCCCGCGGCCATCGGCAGGGCCGATAGCTACGTCGTTGGCCGTCGAGACGACCCCGGCTTCTCGGGGCGCGTGTTCGAGCAGAATGCGGGGTTTGACGGCAGGGGCGGGCCGAAAGACGGGGAGATCACGCGGTCGGAGATCTGCTCTGCGATCCGCGCCGTGCGCGCCGCGGCCGACGGACAGCGCATCAACTTCGGCACGGACGACACCGGCGAGGAGCCGACGGAGTTTCCGAAGGCGGCCCCGCTACTCGACATGACCCAAGTCGCGCGCGCCGCCGACGACGCCGCGCGGGACGAGACGCACGTCGAAGAGGGGCACACGATCGCGCTCGCTCCCGACGAGGGAGAGGACGAAAAGACATGACCATCAGCAACACGTACGAAGCTGCGATTCTGGCGCACATCTACCAGAATGTCGCCATCACTGGCCTAGGCGATGCCGCGGGCGTTCTGCCATCGGCGGTGGCAGGCACCATCAAGGTTGCGCTTCACACCGCCGACCCTGGAGACGCTGGGACGCAATCAACGAGCGAATGCGCCTATCCTGGTTATGCGCGCACGACGATCGCCAGGTCGACCAGCGCCATCACTCTGTCCGGCTCGTCGCCAACGCAGATCGCCAACACGTCGGTCATGTCGTGGCCGATGTGCACCGGTGGCACCGAGACCGCCACGCACTTCAGTTTCGGCGACGACGACGGCGACATCATCCACTCGGGGGCCCTGAACGCTCCCCTCCTGATCGCAAACCTTATCACCCCAACCGCGGCGGCCGGCGCGCTCGTCGCCACACAGGACTGACCACATGAGCTTCCAAAGCTGGCGAGAAACCCTAATCTGGTCGGCGGTAGATGGCGCGGCGCTTACGGCCAGCACCACGCCGACGTCGATTCTTCATGCGTCGGCGAAGTGTGCGCTACCGGCGAACTTCTTCTACGTCGGGCGACGACTCACGCTGAAGGCGTGCGGCCGCGTCTCCAACATCGTCACGGCCCCAGGCACGCTCACGCTCGACGTTCGGCTCGGCGGCGTCATCGTGGCCAACGGCGGGGCCATGGCCCTCAACATTGTCGCAAAGACCAACGTCCCTTGGATGCTGCAATGGGAGCTCACGTGCCGTGCGATCGGCGCGACTACGACCGCGAACATCATGCACCAGGGCATATGGTCGAGCGAAAGCGTCATCGGTTCCGCACTGCCTACGGCCGGCGGGGCCGGTCAGCACATGCTCCCGAACGCGGCGCCGGTCGTCGGCACCGGTTTCGACTCGTCGGCAGCGCAAACATTGGACCTCTTCGCGACGTGGTCACTCAACAACGCCAACTCGATTCTCTGTCACCAATTCGAGCTGATCGCGGACAATTAAGAATGCCCGCGCAATGGCCGAGAGGTAACTTCCCGTCGCTCTGCGGCCAGGGTGGCTTTCGCGGTAAGCCGGGGCTGCGCGTGCGGGCCTTTCGGTCGCCGAAGTTCTACGGCACGTTCTCGATCCCCGGCGTGACGCGGGACAGCGCCGGGGCTCCGCTCGGCAACTGCGTCGTTCATCTATTCGAGACATCGACCGACACGGAGCTCGCGCAAACCATCTCCGACGGTGCTGGCGCCTTCACGTTCTCGATCGGTAGCAACGCCGGGTTTTTCTACATCGTTGCGTACCTCGTCGGCAGTCCCGACGTCGCGGGCACGACGGTCAACACGCTCGTCGCGGTGTGACCCATGGTGGACGTCTTCCTCTACCCGGGGGAGCCAGCGCCGAACGACGTCAGGCTACGCGATCCGACCACGTCGGGCAGCGGCTCCGTCGGAGACGTGGCTGGCACCGCGGACGGCGTGGGCACAGCGGCGGGGGAGATCTACGGCGTAGGTGACGTCAACGCGCTACTCGGCTCGACGCACGGCCAAGGGGCCGCGTTCGGATCTGTCACCGGGGACGGTGCCGTCTCAGGCACCGCCGCGGGCACTGGGACGGCATCTGCCTCGCTCGCCGCGGTGGCGCCGATATCCGGCACTGCAGCCGGCACAGGCACGGCCACGGGCGCGGTGGAGGGCGTGGGGGCCATATCCGGCCAGGCCGACGGGACGGGCACGGCCACGGGGGCGGTCACCGGCTCTGGGGACGTCGCGGGCACGGCGGCCGGCCAGGGAACGGCCACGGCAGAGCTCGGTGGGGCTGGCACGGTCGAGGGTACGGCCGACGGTACCGGCACGGCGGCCGGGCAGATATTCGGTATCGGCGACGTGAATGCGCTCCTCGGGTCGAGCCACGGCACGGGGACAGCCTTCGGCTTCGTCACCAGTTTGGGGGACACGTCGGGCATTGCCCACGGCATGGGTACGGCGTATGGGGACGTCGTTGGCGTGCCTCCGCCGCCACCGCCGCCGCAGCTCGTAAGGCGCCGTGCGTGGGCCCCTCAGGGTATGGGGCGAGCCTAGGGGTCGGGGATGCGGTGCCACTCCACGTGGGGGCAATACGCGCACTTGAACAGCGCGTCGGCCGTCTCAGAGTACGGGTAGCTTTCTCCCCACCTGATAAAGCTGCCCCGCGCGTGGAAACCGAGCCGACAGAGGAGCCGGCGCCACATGGTCGCCATCACGCCACCTTCTTCCCAGCGATGTGCGCCGCGATAGCCCGCTCCGCCTGCTGATACATGTCGAAGTGGCCAAGCTTCACGCCTCGCGCGTTCTTGACCCCGGGGGCGTACGCGATCCAACCCGGAATCCACCGCGAGCGATCGATTCGGCCCGTGTGCGCTGCGCGTACTCTGCCCATCACGCCACCTTCGCCCTTTCGATGAAAAACAGGATCGCGCGCTCCGCCTGCGCGTACGTATCGAAGTGCCCCAAGTACGGCCCCTTCTTTCCGCCCTTCTGCGGCCCGAGTGCCTGCCAGCCGGCCCTGTTCTTCGTTGCGCGGCGGATGACGCCAGTGCCGGGCGAGCGGGTGTGGCCGTACGTGGCTGGCATCAGGCCGCAACCTCCAGGTCTTCGCGCCCAAGCTCCTCGGGCGTGTACATGCCGCCGACCACGTCGTCCCACTTCAGGCGCGCACCAATGGCCTTGCAGCGCGCGACACACATGTCCGCCGGGCTCTTGACCCAGCCGCCGCCGGGCTTCACGAGGCCAGCGAGCTTCGCGTCTTCAACCGAGTAGGACACGTCTTGCGGCTTGTCTTCTCCGACGCGCCACACCCGAATCGTCGCGCGCGCATTCGTCCGCTCGATGATCTCGAATTGCTTCGCCTTGCCGCTGCGGAGAACCAGCGCCGCCATCAAGCTGGCCGACATAGAAGGTTTCCCGTCGATGATGTGAAACCCGCGCAGGGAAGCCATCACTCCGATGCCGAGCTCGCGGCCGGCAAGGATCACCGCTAGAACCGCCTGCGGCGTACCGTACTTGCTGAACAGCCTGCTTGCGTACATGTGCCGCGCCGCCATGGCCGCCTCTCCGTACGACCGCGGCTCTAAGCCCTTGGTCCACTCGGCTGGCGCTACGATGAGCGCCGTCGGGGCCGGCGCCGCGTCGGTCATAGCGTCGTCTTTCTTGTCGTCCTGCTGCGGCGGCGGCGGCACAGACGGTTTCTCTTCGGTCTTCACTTCCCCGCTCTCGTTGTCGATTACTTCAGCCATGTCGTCGTCCTCCTGTTCGAATTCGGCGTCGATGTTTTGCGGCACGCGCGGCTTGAAGATCTCCTCAAACGGCAACACCACGTCGGCCCGAAGCGTGATGAGCTTGCGCGCGAGCTCCGCGCTTTGCAGCCCCTCTTTCAGGTTCGTGAACATCGACGGCGTGAGGTTAAGCACCGCGCAGCTTTCGCCGAGTTTGCTGTAGAGATTGGCGAGTGAGCCGTGTGTCTGGAGTAGCTCCGTTGCGCGCTTCGGGCCGATGCCCTTCACGCCAGCCACGTTGTCCGATGAATCGCCAACAAGACAGAGCCAGTCCCTGACTTGCTCCGGGGACACGCCCAGCTTCGCCTTCACGCCGGCCGAGTCGTACAGCTCGCCACCGCGGATCGGCTTCATCTTGACGTTGCTGCACACGAGCTGGAAAAGGTCCTTGTCGGAGGACGCGATCACAATCTCCGTTTCGCTGATCGTGCAATCGGCGTTGCGATCGAGCGCGTGGAACAGCTTCTCCACGGCGCTCGCGATCACGTCGTCCGCCTCGAAGCCATCGGCCTGCCACACCGGGAACCCGTCCCTGCGCAGCTGCTCTTGCGCGAGGCGGAGCTGGTGCAGCATCGGCTCGTCGCTCGCCGGGCGGTTGGCCTTGTAGGTCGGCGCAAACTCCTTTCGCCAGCTCTTCGGGCTATCGCAGCAGATGGCCACTCCGTCGTAGCCGTGCGCCATCGTGTGAATCGCGCCGACGGTCGCGCGTGAGGCGTGATCCTGGTCGGCTTCCTGGCCAGACATCTCCCAGATGGGCCGGAACAAGCTCGAAAGGTCTACAAGCAAAAGCTTCATCGGCCCGTCCCCGTGGCGGCCCTTATGGCCTCGTCGGCGCGCTTCGCCGCAATGGCGAGCTTGACCGCGTCGATTGCGTATTGGCAACATCGCGCCTCGTACGCTCTGTCGCCCTCCTCTAGCCAGAGCGCCTTGGCTTGCTCGTATAGATCCACGGCTCTCTCCATGGACTCGACGGGATATTCTTCGGCCGGGTTGCCGCCCGTTCGGAACGCCTCGCCGCCGAGATCTATGGCGGCCCATCGCCGGCGGTTGCTCTCTGATTGCCGCGTCGACTCCTCGGACGGCATCGTGTTGGATTCGAATCGACGCCGCCTCATGGCTTTTTCTCCGTAGCGGTCCGGCACGCCGCGAAGTGCAAAACGAATCGACGTAGCCCCGCGCGTGCCGGCCCGAAGGCGACGGCATTGCCGGCGACGAGCACGAGGTCGCCATCGGGGTGATAATCTAGGTGGACGCGTGTCCCGCTCGGCGCCGTGGCCCATACGATGCAGGCACTGCACTTGGAGCAAGTGCCGTTTTGCGGCGGCGCCTCGGGCTGGTGTTTCGGCCGCGAAACATGAGTGCCGAGCTGGTCGAGTAATTGACGCGCGCGGTCGTAAGACTTGTTCATTGGATTCACAGCTTCGTTTCTCCCGGCAATGCGAACGCGAGCGCAGCGATGTCTTCGGGTGGTTTCTCGCCCCAATGAGCCTCGTACTCCTCGCCGCAACTGAGCCTCTCGTCGGGCCACATGTCCTCCCCGAGGTTTCGCAAGTGGGCGTGGATCTTTTGGCATCGAGCGCACCGCTTGAGATTCTCTTTGCTGGACTCGTGGCAGATGAACACGCGGGCGTACTTGTCGCCCACCCGGATCGGCTCGCCGCACGCGTCGCACTTATGCTCAACGCGCGCCACGCGGTTCGTCTCGTTGTAGATCGAGTACTGCTCGTCGTAGTAGTGGCTCACAGCTGCACCATGCCGACGCACGCCGGCCAGCCACGCGAAAGCCGCTCGCACGACATCTCGCGCGCCCTGGCCACGCATTCGTCTGCCTTGTCGGAGTCGAACGCGACGACGCCGAGCTTGCCGCCGTCGCACTGCGCGTAGACCTTGCGCAGCTGCTCGTGGTACCAGGCGTCGGGCGAGAGCTCGCACTCGGTTAGCCTCACCTCGAGTGCGCGGACGTATTCGCGGCACGCCGCATCGCCGACGCGGACGGCGCAGCCGCACGTAAGCAGGAGCGACGCCAGCGCTGCGAGCGCGTAGACGCCGAGGACGACGGCT